TCAGGCTGGCAAGGACGCGGCGTCGGCCAACAAGCCGGGTTTTGGCATTCGATTCCAGAAGATTCGACCCCCGGGGGCAGGGTGATCGCACCAGCCACGAAGAACCGCATTCTGGATGAGTTCGGCACGCCTCTGGCGAGCAAAAAGCCGGTGCCTGTCGTGCAGTCTGTCGCACGCCCAAAGAAGCCGGTCGAGGCCACGTATGACGCTGCCCGTGACACCACGGACATGCAGAACTACTGGGCCAATGCCGACGCCTACGATGCGGACTCGGCCAACTCCAAGGCCGTTCGCACAAAGCTGGTCCAGCGGGCACGCTACGAGGTTGCCAACAACGGGTACGCGGACGGGATCGTTCAGACTCACGCCAACTACGTGATGGGGACCGGTCCTGTTCTGCGGATGCGGACCCGGAACAAAAATCTCAACGCGATGGTTGAGGCGGCGTGGCAGCAGTGGTCAAAGGCGGTGCAGCTGCGGCGAAAGCTGTGGTGCATGACCCATGCCAAGGTGCAGGACGGGGAGGCGTTCGGTCTGCTGCGGAACAACCCGCGACTGAAGGCCCCCGTGGATCTCGACATCATCCTGATCGAGACCGAGCAGGTCACCAGCCCGAGGATCATCCCCTACACGGCGGGATACATCGACGGCATCCGCTACGACCAGTTCGGCAACCCGATCAGCTATGACGTGCTGAAGCACCACCCCGGTGGTCAATTCGCGTGGTCGGGCACCGAGTTCGAGGAGATCCCGGCGAAGTGGATGCTGCACTGGTTCATGATGCGGCGACCGGGTCAGCATCGCGGCGTTCCTGAGTTCCGGTCGACTCTCAATGTTGGTGCGAGTTCGCGGCGATGGCGGGAGGCAACTCTGGCGGCGGCCGAGACTGCAGCGGACTACGCGGCGATCATCCACACGAATCTCACGCCGGATGGTGCTGACGAAGTCCGTCCGATGGACACGCTCGACTTCGACAAGCGGATGATGACGGCCCTCCCGATGGGGTGGGAAGTCTCGCAGATGAAATCGGAGCATCCGGGGGCGACCTACGAGGCATTTCACGCGGCCCAGGTCAACGAGATGGCTCGACCGAAGTCGATCCCGCAAAATCTCGCGATGTGCAACTCTTCGGGGTACAACTTCGCCTCAGGGAAGCTCGACCACGGCACGTACTTTCTGACCATCGATCTGGAGCGGTCGGACTGCGAGGACACCGTTCTCGATCCGCTGTTCGAGCGGTGGTTTGAGCGGGCAATCCTCGTCTACGGTTGGGGTTTCGATGCCACACTGGCTGCACGGCACTCTTGGGACTGGCCTCATCATCCTATTGGCGATCCTGAGAGCGAAGCCAATGCCACCGACAAGCGTCTGAAGAACGGTTCGACCACACTCTCGCAGGTCTACGCCGAGCAGGGGCTGGACTTCGAGGACCACGTCGAGGAGATGGCCAACGACTACGGCGTCTCGGTCGATGAGATGCGGCAGACACTGCGAATGAACCAGTTCGCCATCGTCACGCAGAACATGGCCAACATGCAGCGGCAAGAACAGCAGGCGGCCCCGACGGAAGACGTGACGGCGGCAGCGGTTGATCTTCGCCCCACGGCTGGCATGGCGGCGGCGGCGAAGGCGGGCCTGAAGCTGCATGCGGCGGGGCGGTCTGGCAGTGGGCTGAAGCCCGAGACTGTCGCGAGAGCACGCAAGATTGCAGCAAGGACATCGCTGACCGAGGCCCACGTACGCGAGATGGCGGCGTGGTTTGCTCGGCACGATAAGGCGAGTCGGTCACCCGGCTGGAATGCCAAGGGCAAGGAGAAGCCCGGCTGGGTGGCGTGGCAGTTGTGGGGCGGGGACGCGGGTAAGACGTGGTCGCAGGCCAAGGTTCGACAGATGGATGGTGGTGAATGAAGACTCTGCAGAACATCGTGATTCACGCCGAGCAGTCGACAGTCGAGGCGAGTGTCGGCGAGGGCAAGCGTCCCAAGTTCGACGTGATTGCCTACAACGGCGGCCCGCTGACTGTCGGTGGCTATGACCTGCCAATCGTGTTGGATCTGGCCGGTCTTGAGCAGGGCAAGTCAGTCATCGCCAACCTGCACCACAAGAAAGACCATCTGGTCGGACATGTGGGCACCGTCGAGAACAACGGCAAGACGCTGCGATTGAGCGGCGAGGTGAGTGCCGTCTCGCAGTCGGCGACCGAGTTCGTCGACTCCGCCAAAAATGGTTTCCCGTGGCAGGCCAGCATCGAGGCCAAGCCGCTGCGGGTCGAGGAAATTCCGGAGGGTCGCACGGTCATGGTGAATGGCCAGTCCATCCAAGGACCGGTCTACGTGGCCCGCAAGAGTCGTCTGTATGGGGTGGCGTTCCTTCCGCATGGAGCGGATGAAAACACCACGGTTCAGTTGGCTGCCTCGGCAGTCGAATTTTCGCACGTGAAAGGTGCAGACATGCCGTTCGACAAATGGGTCGAGGCGATGGGATTCGATGCCGAGTCCCTGACCGATGTGCAGCGAGAGAGGCTGCAGGCGAAGTTTCAGGCGGAGATCACTGCCTCGGCGAGCGAGGAGAAGGTCGTCGAGGCGACTGACTTCGACGTGGGGGACATCAAGGCTGCCGCCGCCGAGCATCTCAATGATCTCGAAGCGTCGTTCGCCGAGTACGAGGGGGAGGTTCCCGCTTCGAAGTTCGCGGAGATCAAGGCGACTGCCCTCAAGCAGCATCGCGAGATGAAGGCCAAGGCCATCCGCGAGAAGTGGAATCCGGCCAAGTTCGAGGTTGAGTCAGTTCGTGCCGTGTCCGGCGTCAAGCTCGATCTTGTGCGGGCCGGCGCTTCCCACGAGGGGCCTGCGATTCACGTCAGCAAGCGGGATGAGATGAGCCCGACGGTCATCGAGGCGGCGTTGGCGTTGACGATGGGAATGCCCAACGTCGAGAAGCAGTACAAGGCCGAGGTCTTGGAGGCTGCCGACAAGAACTACAAGAACATCGGCATTCAGCAGATTCTGCTGATGGCGGCGTCGGCCAACGGCATGCCGGTCAATGCTGGCCAACGGGTTCACAACGGCAACCTGCGGCAGGTGCTGAAGCTGGCGATGCCGGACGTGCATGCCAACTCGTTCTCGACGCTGGGCGTGTCGGTGTCGAACATCCTGAGCAACGTGGCAACCAAGGAATTGGTCGCTGGCTACGAGGAGCAAGACAACACGTGGCGTGAGATCAGCACGGTCAAGACAGTGCGTGACTTCAAAAAGGTCACCACGTACCGCCTGCTCGACAGCATGGAGTACGAGCCGCTGGGGGCTGGTGGCGAGATCAAGCACGGGACCGTGTCGCAGGAGAGCTACGAGCGGCAGGCCAAGACCTACGCGAAGATGTTCGCACTGACCCGCGAGGACATCATCAACGATGACCTCGGGGCCTTCGACGATCTTCGCACTCGGCTGGGTGCTGGCGCTGCCATGAAGATGAGAGACATCTTCTGGTCGACGTTCCTCGACAACTCGACGTTCTTCACGTCGGGGCGTGGCAACTACATCAGCGGTGCGACCACCAATCTGGGGCTCGACGGTGTCGGTCTCGGATTGGGGATCAAGGCGTTCCGCACGATGAAGTCGGCCGAGGCGGACGGTGCCAAACGAATCGGTGGCGAACCGGTCATTCTGCTGGTTCCTCCCGAGCTGGAAGCAATTGCTCAGCAGCTCTACACGTCGAGCAACCTGACTGGTGGTTCGAGCCCGACGCCGAACGCCAACATCTACGTCAACAAGTACCGCCCCGTGATTGTGCCGCAACTGTCGGAGTCGGGATTCACCGGCAACTCGGCGACGGCGTGGTACTTGTTCCGGGCCACCTCGGTCTACGCGGCGATGGTGGTGTCATTCCTCAATGGTCAGCAGTCTCCCGTCGTGGAATCGGCGGATGCGGACTTCAACACCCTCGGCATCCAGTTCCGTGGCTACCACGACTTCGGCGTGGACAAGGCGGAATACGTTGCCGGTGTGAAGTCGAAGGGCGCTGCCTAAGTTCCTGATTCCAACCTGATCCACAAGGAGATTCTACGATGGGTGCTACGTACAGGCAGGAAGGGTGTGCGATTGACTACACCCCGACCACTGCCAAGACGGCTGGGGATGTGGTGGTCCAGAACGGACTGCTCGGGGTGGTCAAGACCGACATCGCTGCGAATGCGTTGGGCAGTCTGACCATCGATGGCGTGTTCCGATTCACAAAGGCCACCTCGGCTGGCAATGCGATGACGGTTGGCCAGATCGTCTACTACGACGTGGCGAACGACCGGGTGTCGACCGCTGCGTCGGTTGGCGTTCCGGCTGGCAAAGTGGTGGTGGCGGCTGCTCTCGCGGACACGACCGTTGATGTTGCCATCAACGAGACTGACGGGAGCACTCAAATGGCCGGTGTGGCGGTGGCTGCATCGACGGCTCTGACGGCCAGTTCCACCGAAACGAACTTTGACAATTCGACCCTGACCATCCCGGCCAATGGCCTGCGGGAAGGTGATGTCATTCGCGTAAAGGCGCAGGGTATTGCCACTGCGACGAACTCGACGGACACCCTGACCGCGAAGATCAAGCTGGGAACCACGACCGTTGTCAGCACCGGTGCCGTGGATGTCGTCAACAACGACATCTTCTACCTGGAAGCTGACATCGTTGTGCGGACCACTGGTGCATCGGGCACTGCGGTGGCCTGCGGTGTGGCGGCGATTGGCGTTGAAGGAACCGTGACTTCCAAGCCTGCCAAGCTGGCTTCCACGACCGTGGATACCACGGCGGCGATTACGCTGGCCATCAGCGGTCAATGGTCGACCACGAGCGCTAGCAACAGTTGCCGTCTCGATGTGTGCAACTGGGAAATCCTGCACCGCAATTAATGAGCGACCTTCTTCTGTCGGCTGAGTCGTGGCTGGCAGGCGTCCACAAGGCGTCTGTCAGCCAGACCGTCGTGTACCAACGCGGTTCCTCCTCGGTCACGATTCAGGCGACTGCTGGGGATTCTGCGATTGCACAGCTCGACCAGGGGATCATCGTCGGCTACAGCACAAAGGATTGGCTGGTGACGGCGACTGACTTGGTCTTGAACGGCAGGCAGATTGTGCCGGAGCAAGGCGATACGATCACGCACGGAAGCAAGGTCTATCGTGTTGCCTCGGATGCGAGCGGAGAGAAGCCTTATCGGGACAGCGGGTCCGGTGGGGTTGTGTTGCGGATCTTCACGAAGCAGGTGCGGTGATGCCATCCCCGATTGTGCAAGCGGTCGAGGGTGTCTGTGCTGCCTTGCGTGAACTGGTCGACTCAGGGGACGTGGCCCTCCCGGCATTGCGGGTGATCGAGACCTACCGCCCGACCATGCTGAGGGAGTCGTTCGAGGACGGAATCTCGGCCATCGTCTACCCGCAGGCGACATCGAGAAACCGCAGCGGGATGCCTGCCCAGTTCGACGAATACCAGATCGACGTGGCGGTGGAGTTGGTGCGTCGGATCGAGCAGGGCAGCCTTCTGGAGCAGCAAAAGCTGATGATCAACTACGGGCAGGACATCGCCGACGGTCTGTCGCGGAAGTTGTCCGTGTCCCTCGGGATGATGGCGTCGAGTGACGCGGGAATGTTCGAGGATCTGTCTCACGACGAGTTGGATCTGATCTCGGTCAAGGTGTCCGGGATCTATCGCATCATGCACTCGGTGACATGATGAAGTACGAACGGAAGCCGCATCCGAACGAGTTGAACGTCTCGGTGGACATCGACACCGAGATAACACGCAGGCTCCGTGACATCAGTAGCCGGACGTTACGGCTAGCGATGCGGTCCGCCCTGCATGCAGCCGCGACTGAGATCAAGAAGGTCGCCAAACAGAAGACGCCAATCTACACCGGATGGCTGCAGAAGGCCCTGCAAACCAAGGATAGCAAGCACACGAGTCGCAAGTTGTATTCGCTCGTCGGGGCCAGCCGGAAGATTTTCGGCCCAGCCATGAAGAGCTACTTCCGCAAGAAGGGTGAGGCGAAGCGGGCTGGTGTGCCACTCGTCGTCAAATCCAAGAAGGTCCGCAAGCCGTCCCGCTATCTGCATCTTGTCGAGAAGGGATTCAAGCATCGCAACGGCAAGCAGGTTAAGGGCCACGGGATGCTTCGCGAGTCAATGCAGCAGACCAGGGAGCAAGTCAAGCAGAGAGTCCGCCTCAAGCTCATGGAACGGCTGGCGAAACACCAGCCATCAGACGACATCCCCACAACCTGAAAGGAACTGAGACATGCCTGTGACAGCAGCCCCCATGCAGGGCCACTCCGCAGCAATTACGTTTGGCACCGGCTTCTTCGCGTGGATCACGGACATCAATCCGTCTTCGATGCGGCGCGAAGCATTGGAGACGACCCACAGTGCCACCACCACCGCCCGCACGTTCATTCCCGAAAAGCTCGTCAACTATGGTGACCTGCGGGTCACGATGATGTTCGACGCCTCGAAAGACCCGCCCATCGAGTCGGCGTCGGAAAGTATCACCATCACCTACCCGATGGCGGCCGGGGCCACCACGGCGGCTACGTGGACCGGTACAGGCTTCATGACCGCTTATGAGCCCACCGTGCCGATCAACGGCATCATGACCGCCACCGCCACGATCAAGTGGACCGGGGCCATCACAGTGAACGCAGCGAGCTGATGATGAACCTCAAGGACTCTTTGTTTGCGGCCGCCAAGACGTGCGTCAAGTCGCCTGTTGATGTGTCCGACTACATGCCGGATGCCAAGTTGTTTGTGAAAGTCATCTCTGGCACAGATCTCGACTTCTACATCGGGACCTTCAAGGAGGCGAGGGAAACAAACAACTGGACCCGTAGTCGTGCGACCCTTGTGGCGATGTCGATTGTCAATGAGTCTGGTGAGCCGTTGGCCGGTCGCGATGACATCCCGGCAATTGCGGACTGGAATCACCTCCTTCTCACGCGGATCTTCGACGAGGCGTTTCGCCTGAACAAGATCGGCGGAGACGAGGCGACACAGACGGAAAAAAACTGAGATCGCGCCCGGACAGGCTGTTTTGGTTCCATCTGGCCAGGACATTCGGCTGTACGGTGCGCGAGGCACAGGAACGGCTTGACGCTCAGGAGTTCGCAGAATGGAAGGCTTACTATCGAGTCTGTCCGTGGGGCGATGACTGGGCGCAGGCCGATCTCATTGCGGCGATGCTCTATCGTGGCAGCAGCAGCATTGAGCCCGGAGCGTTCATTCCGACTCGATACGGCATTGGATGCACGAAGGACGCGACGGCAGCAACGACCGCACAGGATGTTGCCGCCAAGCTAGACCAGTGGGCACATATGAACGGACTGACGCATGGCCGGTGAAAGCCTAGGAACGATGACGGTCGGCGTGGCAGCCGACATCTCGCCAGCGGAGCGGGCACTCAATAGTTTTGCCCAGATGCTGGAGACCTTCGAGCGCAAGATGGCGGCACCACGAGTGCGGCAAAAGCCAATTGTCAAAATTGAGGACTTCATTGGCCCACTGACTCCCGAGCAGCAGATCGGGCTGGCCGAAGAACGCCAAGCGAAATCCGACAGCATTGCGGCCAAGTTGCGATTTCGACAGATCCAGCAGTCGGAGCGACAAGCGGCATCGCAGCGGCACCTTATCGACCGCCTGCAAATCGACGCCGAGCGCGAGTTGGCGCAGGAAAAGAAGACTCAAGAAGCGAAGGAAAAGCAGCTTCAGCGCCACATTGATCGCCTTCACGACCTGGCCGTCAAGAGAGAGCGGGCAATCAAGGCGGCTGCGGAGTCGAAGGGCTGGGATATGTCGGCATGGCAGGACATGCCAGCCGTCGAGCAAACACGCATGGCACGCACTGCGCCACAGATGGAGCAGATGGACGCCCATGTGCGTGAATTCCAGCGACGGCGAGTGGAGGAGCTGCACCACGTCGAGGCATCGGCCAATCGTGTGCGATACGGAATGTTGAATCTCGCCTATGGCGTACAAGACGCGGCGACCGTGTTTGGAACTGGCGGGTTTGCTGGGGCTGTCAGAGCCTCCGCAAATAACCTGCAGGGCCTCGGGATATTGCTAGCGGAAACCAAGAATGGGTTTGGTGGTATCGGCCAAGCATTGATGACGGCCGAGTTCGGCGTGGTCGGCATCTCAACTGCATTAATGATCGGTGCCGATCTGTGGGCACAGTGGGAGCAGCGGGCGGAGCAGGCAGCCGAAAAGGCGGCCAAGCTAAACATGAAACGCTTTCAGCCGCAACAGGGGATTGACGAGGCTGGTCGCAAGGCTGGATTTAGGGCAGAACTCGAAGCAATTGACTCCGTAGCGCAGGCTCAGAACAGGCTGGATAATTCTCGCGTGGATATGGCTGTCAACGAAGCCAAGGCGGTGGAGACTCGCAAGCAGGCACAGACGGCGATTATCGAGGGAGACAAGCTGAAGCGGCTGCTGGCTCACCAGCAGTACATGCAGTATCTGCGCGCCGAGGGCATGGAGCAGGAACTGCAAGCACAGGGCCTGGAGGCTCAAAAGTCGGAAGCCCTTGTTGAATCCTTGGGTGGCGAAAGGGCGGTCCGCAAGATGATGGCGGACTATTACTCCCAGGCAGAAGAGCTGGAGAACAAGCATCAACAGATGCTGCGGGAGCGAGGCCTTATCCTGGCGGAGCAAGGCGCACTGGAAAAGACCGTCAAAGACCAGCAGGCCAAGGTCGACAAAGAAGAAGCCGACAAGAAAAACAAGCGTCTCGACGAGGAGGCCAAAAAAAGAGGAGAGGCGATTGAGAAAGGTGGGTTGCAGGAAATGGAACAGTTCGAACGCGCCAAGGTGATGGCCATTAGGGACTATGAGCAATACGTGCAAAGCATTGAGCAAGGCGTCAACCGCCTTTCGCAGCGCGTGCAGGCATACGATCCCACGGAGGGAATCGGCGGCGCGGCGTTTGGCAGTGCAGAAGCCTTCGACGCACTTGGGAAGGCTCGGCAAGGACCGAGTCCTGACAGCCAGGCCCTGCAGGACATGAAGGAGTTGCTGCGGAACGCGAACAACAACCTGAATGACATCCGGCTCAACACATTGCCATCCAAGAAGGCGGAGGATGAGGCCGAGATGCTGCGGAAGGCCAACAATCTTCTTTTCAACAACGCAATGAGCAACTAGGTCATGGCGAGCACAATCACAGAGATCGCTGGCGCATCTGGGTCGTTCTCCATGCCGGGAACGGAATCCTACGAGCGGGTGTTCGAGATATACTACGACGAGGCCCAGTTCAACGCGACCGAGGTGCTGTCGGACCCGCGACTTCCCCAAGCACTGGAGCCATACGCCCCTGGTTCGTCGGCGGTGCATCTCTCGCGAAGTGCAAGGCAGAACAACAATCGCGGGGCACCTCACCATTGGACAGTGACCTGCTCCTATTCGACGCAAGTCTCGTCGAATCAGGCGCAGCCGCAGTTCAACCAAGATCCCGAAGTGCAGGCCCCGAGGATCTCGTGGTCGACGAATGCGATTCAGGTCACACTGGAGAATGACCGGCGTGGCAAAAAGAAGTGCAACTCGGCAGGGGATCTGTTCCGCCCCGGCAAGGCTCACTACGAATCGGTTCGCATCTGCACCATCCGATACTTCGTCCGACAGAAGCCTGCGGGCTTGCTGTCTCTGCACAACTGCATTAACAAGACGGCATTCACCGTGGACGGGGAGCAGGTGGAGCAGCACTGTGCCCGGGTGGCCGACGTGCAGGTTGGCGAGGAGCGTTACGAGCGTGGCGTGCGTGGCCGGGACATCATGGTCCAGATCGAGATTGGTCCGTCGATGTTGCTGCCGAATGCGTCCGACGTGAAAGACGTTGGGGCCACATCCACAGTTCAGGCCAACAAGCGGCTTG